GAGCCGTTCGACGGTACGGTCGCAGTTCATCTCCTACCTCGAAGGCGCAGACATTCCCTTCCTCTCGAAGGTGATGACGTTCCCCGCCAAGTTCACCCCCGAGGGCGAGTTCTATCAGGGCGAAGACCCAGGCCACCAGCAGGGGTGCATCGTGTTCCCCTACATCGAGAACCAGTCCGAGAAGCGCATCGAGCTCACTGGCCCGACTGGTGGCGGCAAAGAGATCACTTACGAAGTCGTGTTCACCTGCATCTTCCGCTCCAACAAGCGCAAGACCGAGGACGCCGGTATTGACGCCGAGACCTTCCTCGACGGCTTCACGAACGCTATCCGCGCCTCCAAGAACTGCGGGGGCAACGGCCCTATCTTCCAGTGGGGCGAGGGTGGCACGTCAGGGGGCAGCGACATCGAAGTCACGTCCTACTACCCCCGACAAATCAACGGCGCGGCAAGTGCTACGCAGGTAGTCTCCACCGTCCGAGTTCGCATCATCGAAATCACCAACCCCAACTCCTACGTCTCCTAAGGAAACCATGTTTACTTTCACCGACAGCCAAGAGCGCATCTACCCAAACCTGACTGACGCCAACGGCAACGTCCTCGTCGCTATCCCGAACGTCACGACCCTCGCCACCGACCCAGGCGACGGACGCTGGACAGCCAGCACCCCTACTCCTGCACCAGCAGAAGCCCCTGTGACCGCCCCAGAAGCCCCTGTGACGGACGCAACCGCATCAACCGAACCAACCCCTACGAACTAAGGAACAGACATGGCAAACAACGCCTTCCTAACAGCCAATAGTTACCTCGGCATGGTCATCGAGACCACCGAGGGAACGCTCCCCACGTCTGGCACGAGCTACTGGCTTCCCGTCACGTCGCCGCAGATTACGCCTCAGCAGATGTTCCTCCGCGACGAGGCACTGCGCGGATCACCGACAACCGTGTATGACCAGGTGCAGGGAGTACGGCACGATGAGTTCGAGTTCCGGACTTTTCTGTTCGCTGACACCTTCCCCGTCTTGCTCCGTTCCTCGCTCGGTGGCTCAGACACCAAGACCGGCTCAGGCCCCTACACCCACGCCATCAAGGTTCTGAACAACCCCGCGACCGGCTCACAGCCCCCGACCTACTCCATCTTGGACTTCGACGGCGCGAACTACTTCACCGTCTCGGGCGCACAGTGCGACACGCTGGGCATCACCTTCGGCGCAGAAGCCGCAGCCGAGGTCACGGTCAAGTACTTGGGCAACCCCTACGTCTCCTACACCTCAGCCCCGACGGTGTTCGCCACGCAGAGCCTTAGCACCGAGCACCTCATTCCGGCTTGGGACACGGCCCTGACCATCGGCGGCACGAGCTACACCAACGTCACCACCGGCGAAATCAGCATCGCTCGCAAGACCCAGCCCATCTTCACGCTGGGAACGCAGGCTCCTTACAACCTCTTCGCTGGCCCCATCGAGGTCACGGGTAAGTTCACTTTCGTCGTGAGCTCCACCTCGGACGTATTCTCGACCGGCTCAAGCGCCTACGGTCTGACCCGTTCGCCCGAGGCCATCAGCGTCACCCTGACCGACCCCAACGACGCGACGAGCGGAACCCAGCACTCGGTGAACTTCACCATGTCGGCTGCGCAGATCCACTCCATTAAGCGCACACGGGGTAAGGAATACACTGAACTGGAAGTCGAGTTCACGGCGAACGCCAACTCAACCGACGCCAGCACCGGCTACGCTCCTATTCAGGCCACCATCATCAACGGCACTTCAACCACCTACTAAGCAAACAAAGGGGAACCATGCCTATCGTCTCACTGCCGAACAACCAGTCTGCGGTCATCGCCAGCAAGGAAGAAATCACCGAGCGCACGTCTCGGGCTATCTCCCGCGCTTACATGAAAGCAGCCGGAACCGCCGCCAAACTCGCCAGCCTCGGCTTCAATGACCGAGACCCCAAGACCTGGGGCATCTTCGCCGACATCTCGGACGAAGACCAGAGCAACCTTGACGGCTATCAGGCGCAGCTCATCGTCGGGCTCGTCAAGCAGTGGACACTAGGCGACCTGCCGACCTTAGAGAGCGCGTTAGACCTGCCTAAAGCAACGTTTGACGCGCTCTCAGAGGCCTGCGGTGTGGAGTTCAACGGCTCGGCACTCGACACGGAGCCAGCCCTCGACCCAAAAGCCCCTACCGCCGACTAGCGAAACTCAAGGCCGCTCTCGAAGGCAAGACCGCCGAGGTAGACCCCGAGGTCATGGCGTACTTCCGAGAGCATCGGTTCCGCAAGACCTACGGCGGCAGTCACGAGGACTTCCTCGACCAGCCTCGCCACGTCACCGACTGGCTCCTAGCAATCGCTCGCACCGAGCAGGAAGTGTCTCATGGCTAGTGGCATCGTGGTCAATGACGGAGCCTTCGAGGACGCTATGCGCCTGCAGATGGAAGCCGTCGAGCGAGCGACGCAAGAGTTTGTCCGACGAGGCGGCGAGGTCATCGCCGGTAACGCTCGCAAGCAGTTCATCGGTGGCCGAGAAGCGCAGGCAACCGAGACATGGCGCTCGGACGCTTGGCCGGTTCCCACCCGTCGCACCGGCAACCTCCAGCGATCTATCAAAGTCCTGAAGGTCTACAAGGCTGGCTCGGCGTGGGTATCGGAGACCGCTCCCACCACCAAGTACGGGCGACGCATCGAACTGGGCTACACCGGCACCGGCCACTTCCCCTACTTCACCACTCGCGCCTTCCCTTACCTTCAGCCTGGTATCGAACAGTCGCACGACGAACTAACTCGGCTCTACGCCAAACTCGTAACCGCCGCCCAAGAACTCTAAAGAGGAACCATGCCACTGCTCCCACCCGTGATTGCCACGCTCTTCGCGGACACCAAAGAGTTCATGGCAAAGATGGACGAGGCCGAGCTCAAGATGGGCAAGTTCGGTGCTGCTGCCGACGCCTCGGGGGGCAAGTTCAACAAGTTCACGCAACACGCCTCGACCGCCATCCTCGGACTGGGGGCTGCGCTGGTCGCTGGTGGTGTGGACAGTGCGCTCAAATTCAACGAGAGCCTCGACGCTATCCGCAACCAAGCAGGCGCTTCGGCTGCCGAGGTGGATTACCTCAAGGGCGTCATCCTCAACATCTCCGACCAGACCGCCATCAGCTCAGAGAACATCTCATCGGCGTTCCTGCAGGTGGAGAAGGCTGGCATCCGAGGCAAGGCCGCCTACAACCTCGTAGACGCCGCCGCCAAAGCCGCCGCGATTACGGGTGGCGACGTGACCACGATGACGCAAACGCTCGTCGGTATTCAGAACCTGCAAATCGCTAAGGGGATGAGCGTCGCTCAGGTGACTGACCTTATGGTGCTCGCCAACCAGCGCCACGTCGGATCACTCGACAGCCTGACCTCGACCCTCACCGGCAAGACTGGTGGCGCACTCGCCGCCGCAGGACTGAACCTCGCGGAGATGGCTTCAGTTGCCGACATCGCAGCGAAAGCCGGATACAACAACGCCCGCGCCTACACGCAACTCGCCACCGGCCTGACCAAGATTGAGAGCCCCACGACGGCCTCGTCAAAGGCGATGGAGAAACTGGGCATCAACGCCGACCAACTGGCGGCGATTGCTCGACACCCTGGCACTGGTCTGGTAGATGTTCTGGGCTACCTCGAAGCGCAGTCCAAGCGCACTGGTATCTCCATGAACACGCTCATCAAAGACACCTTCGGCCCTGGCGCTGTTGGCTTGGTGACGACCCTCTCGACGCACATCAAGGACTTGGCGAAGAACGTCTCTACCCTGAACACGGCGAGCAGTGGGGGCCTCAACACCGCCTTCGGCATCACGCAGAAGCAGGTGAACTTCCAGCTCGAGCAACTCAAGACGCAGGGCAAGAACGCCCTGACCGGCTTCGGGCTTCTGTTCCTGCCCACCGTGAGCGACATCGCCAAGTTCGCCGAGAACCTCGTCTCGTACTTCAAGAAGCACCCCATCGCTCAGACCATCTTCACCGACGCATCGCTGGCGCTCGTTGCCGGTTCGCTCGCCCTCAAGATTGCTGGCGTAGTGAGCAAGGTGATGGGCGTATTCAAGGCTGGCGAAGGCGTCGTGACCGCTACGCAGGGAGCCACGCAAATCAGCCTCCTGACGGACATCGCCGCTAACACCGCCGCCCTCGTTGGTGAAGGTGGCTTGAACGGCGCAGCAAGTGCAACTCAAGTCGCAGGGGCCGAGGGTGGAGCAGAAGCCGTCGCTGGTACTTTAGGTGGCGCAGCAGCCGCCTCAGCCGCCGCCCTCGCCTTCGCTGCCTTCGCTGGTGGCTACGAGCTCACGAAGGGCA